GTTATTACTTACGAACTAACAAATGGTAGTGCAGAGTTTAACCAAGCAGAAGACTTACAGGGTACTGGTGTCAAGAGCACAGTAAGTGCAAATATTATTCGTGGACCGTTTGACGAAGTAGGTCATGCAAGAGAAGCAACAGGAAGTATTATTAATGTGTCACTAACACGTACTCCTGGTGTAAGAGCAGATTCACTAACTGATCCAGTTGCTGAAATTAACTTCCAAATCGAGAATGATTCAATTATCGATGCAGATATTAATTCAGCTGCAAGTATTGCACAAAGTAAACTGTTAATGGAAAGAGCTAAACCTCTAAACAACAGTGCAGGACTATATGGTACAGGTGATGATACAGGCCAAGGTTCAAGAGGTCTTGCTGTATTTGATTCAGGACAGTTTGCACATGAAGTACAGTTAACTCTATCTAATCCGTTAACAGCAAACGAAGGCGATATTATCTATCAAAACACTAACAAAGGTACTGTTGTTGATACTATTGTTAACAATACACTTGTTGTTGTTAGAACAACAGATAACTTTGTTGCTGATGCTACAGTTATAGGACTAGCTGAAATTATTGGCGGTGTTGAACGTGTTCCACAAACACAGGCAGGTGTAACTATTGCCGATGTTGATGCAAGTGGTTTCATTGGTATCAAAGACAGAGGCATTACACTTGACAAGTTAGAGGAAATTCCAACAGATACACTACTAGGTCGTTCTACAGACGGTACAGGTATTATAGAAGAAGTACCATTTGAAACTGTAATTGACCAAGGCTTTGGTTTATTAGATGCTGACTTTGAAGATTCTGAAATTACAGAACTTTCAGGTACTGTACTAACGTTTGCAAGTCCAGTTAGTGTCGGAGACGGAGAATTAATTGAACAGTCTTCGACAGGAGCAAGCGGTACTGTACAAGGTAGAGTTGAATCAGAAACAACTGTAAGGATTGTAAGTATTTCTGGTACATTTAATGCTACAGCAGTTACAGCAAGTCTAAGTGGTTCGCTAGGTGCTCCGGTTGCTGTTTCNACAGGTGTAAACTTTGTCGGTGCAGCACTAATTAAACAAAGTGAAGGTGTATACGGTACTACAGCAGTAAGTATTGGTTCTGCAAACAACAGTATTGCTAGAAGAACTAGTAACGGTAGTTTACAAGCAACCAGTTATATTATTGGCGGTACATCAACAAATGTAATACTTGCAGAAGCAGGTGGCACACTGACAATGACTACACCAGCAGGTGGTAAGATTCTTGAGTCAAATGGCGGCAACGCTACAACTGCTCCAAGAGTTGATATGCCTGGAAGTGTTAATATTGGCGAAGCAGGTGCTACAGACGAAGGTAACGCACAAGGTAACGTATCAGGACTAACAGGTGATGGTTATGTTGCTGCTCCTTGGGCTTACACAAACTTTATTGAAGCACTTGATACTAAAGAAACTAATAACACTACTGGTTTCTCACTAGGTGCACCTAGTGCGTACACAAGTTCAGCAGCTGGCAAAATTATTGCTATTAGTAATAACACTGAAGCATTAGAAATAGGAAACACAGGCGTTGACTCTAAAGTAAACTTTAGTGTAGCAACTAACAAGTTTACTGTTAATGCAACAAGCGGTAATTCAAGTGTTGCTGGTAACTTATCAGTAGGCGGCACACTTGGTACACAAGGCAACGGCATGACTGTTGACGGAGACGGAAATACTGCTATTGCTGGAACATTAACTGTAACTCAAACAACTTCACTGAATGGCAACGTTGCCCTAGGTAATGAAGCAGCTGATGCTATTAGTATCAACGGTGTAGTAGACACTAACATTGTTCCAACAGGTACACAAAACCTTGGTAGTGCAACAAGTGCTTGGGATACTGTATATGGTACAACATTTAGCGGTACTGCTACTACAGCAAAATATGCTGACTTGGCAGAGAACTATCTGGCTGATGCTCCATATGATCCAGGAACTGTTGTTGTGTTAGGCGGAGAGTTTGAAGTAACTCTTACTAGTGCAAAAGGTGACCGTAGAGTTGCTGGCGTAGTTTCAACTGATCCTGCACACTTGATGAACTCAAACCTAGAAGGCGAAAATGTTGTTGCAGTAGCATTAACAGGTCGTGTTCCATGTAAGGTTCTAGGAAAAGTTGCTAAAGGTGATATACTTGTAACTAGTGCAGTTCCGGGTTATGCTATTGTTAACAACAATCCTGCATACGGTACTATAATTGGTAAAGCTGTAGGAACCAAAGACGACGATGGTAAAGGAACTGTTGAAGTTTTAGTTGGTAAGTAAGAATCACGATAAATATATAAAATAGGAACATAGATAATGGCAAACAGATTTCCACTAGTATTTGACGCAGCTGGCGACAAACAAATTAAAGAACTACCAACAGGTGATAATTTAAACTTGTTAGGAAGCAGCATAGTTGACGTTGTTAATGTTAATGCATCAGGTACAATAGTTGCAGACACGCTAACAGTTAACAATATAAATGCTAGTGGAGGATCTATTGCAGCCGTTGCTATTAGTAATGACTATAATGACTTAGATAATAAGCCAACGCTGTTTAGCGGAGACTATAATGATCTAACAAATAAACCTGCAAGTCTTGCAAATGACTGGGCAGACATTACTAATAAACCTGTTATTCCTACCAAGCTAAGCCAGTTAGTAAACGACACTAACTTTGCTAGTGAAAACAATTTTATCGTTAATGTAACAAACATTGCAGGCCTTGCAGATGTTGCTACTAGCGGTTCTTTTACTGACTTGTCAGATGTTCCTGATTTTGTAACACAGGCAGAAATTGTCGACGGCACACTTACTATCGATGTAAACAACACAGGTGACCTAAATGGTCGTTTGATTGCAGATGACGGTGATCGTGTTGTTTACGATAACACAACTGATAGATTTAACAGTCCAAAAGTTTCCGGCGAAATTCAATGGATTGGCCAAGGCAATGATACACTAACTAAAATTTATGCCGAAGACAGTAGAGTTATTGCAAATAGTTTAGCATCTAGAAGTTTGATGCTACAAAATTATCAACAGTATTCCGGAGAATATCAAAACAGAGGCATAACACTAAAATGTCATGTAGATGAAGAAATCTTTGGCACTACTATGCAATTACAAATCGGAGATGCCAGCGGTGCAGCAGACAGAGCCGTAAAAGTAATGGGTGAGTTTTACACAGATAGCTTTGGTGATTTTCAAATAACTGATATTACTTTAGGCGGAATATATGACTTCCCAGAAATTCTAGCACCTATACAGCCACCAGGCAAAGGACAAATATGGAGATTAAAAAGCGGCTACTTTGAAACGCTCGATACAGACAATCTAATTGTTAATAACGATCTTGAACTAAAAGGACATATAACTAGCGACGATAGTACAATACTAGTTGACACAGAACAAGGAAAATTCTTTGGCAATTTAGAAGGTGATGTTGTAGGCTCGGTGTTTGCAGACGATTCTAGCATAATGGTAGACGCTGTAAACAATAGACTTAGTGCTACAACACTTGTGGGTAACGTTGAAAAGAACGGCTCTGCAATGGACATTAGTAGCGATAGCGGAATTAACTTCCGACCAGGAGGCTTCCTAAGCATTCCAAATGCTACAACAATTACAGCAGCAGCATCAAGTACAATTAGTATTACAGCTACAGGTAATTTAACACTATCATCAAACACAGGTAAAGTAAAAATAACTGGCAGTGTTCCTAGCACTTCAATTGGCGCAACTGGCGACGAAGAAGGAATGGTTGCATTTGACGGAACATATATGTATTACTGCACAGCAGACTATGACGGTGTAGCAAACGTATGGAAAAGAGTTGCTTGGTCAGGCGACACATGGTAACGGAGATATAAATGGCAATAACATACATTAACACAGGAACAATCGCAAACGACGGAACTGGTGACGATCTCCGTGAAGCGTTTATAAAAATTAATAATAACTTTGAAGACTTAGATCTACGCATCGTTGAAGAATTTAATGTTGAAAACTTAGGTAGCTTAGGCGAAGGAATCTACGGCGGTAAAGTAGATGGAATACANGGATTCAAAAGACTTGTAGGNGGATCTAATATTTCGCTTTCNTCAACATCAAATGGTATTACAATTAACGGAGCAGATAGTTTAGACCAGTTAGTTGTAATTTCTGATAGCGGCACATTAACTGTTGCTAGAGGACAGACAATGACTGTTAGAGGTGGCGAGGGTACAAACACTAGAGTTGACGGACAAACAATTTATATTGATCTAGACGACACTGGTATTGTTGCACAAGACACTGCTCCTCAATTAACTGCAACATTAAATGCAGATAACAACGACATTGTTGGAGTCAGAACTTTACAAGCAAACACTATACAAGGTCAAGGCGGAATCGCAGCAAATATCGAAGGCTTAGTATATGGCTACGATATTAGAGAATTTGGCGACTATCTAACAGGATTTGACTTTGGTAATCTCAGAGAAACATATAACAATGCTATCGAGTTCATTATGCAAAACGTAGACATGGACTTTGCTACTGTTGATCCTGATGTAGGCAACACTGTCGATTTAGGCTATATAGTTTAAACCGATAAATATGCTATATAGGATGAAAATATGGCAGAACTTTGGACAGCAAAATCAGATACAGTACTAGCAGACCTTGAAGAAAACGTAACTACTCAAGTTGCGCTTCCAGTACTTTCTCGTGCTAACGTATCTTTAATTAGCGGAACTTTACCGCCAGGTATGCGACTTGTAGATAACAAGATCGCAGGAACACCTTATGAAGTTGCTCGCAAACTAGAATATAGATTTGTACTAAGAGCATCGTTAGATAATGCTGTAAGAGATAGAACATTTAAAATGACAGTGTCAGGACCCGATGCTCCAAATTGGGTTACTGATCCTGGACTGTTGCCTGTTGGTAACAACGATACATTCTACATACTTGATAGTAGTCCTATAGAATTTCAATTAATTGCAACTGACGATGATCTTATTGCAGGCGATGTACTAGAGTATTATATCGCCGACGGAGACGGAGAACTGCCTCCAGGTACAGAATTAACCAATGATGGTAGAATAATTGGTATTATTGATCCGTTACTTGCTATTGAAAAAGGTTTGCAGTATAGCGACGGTACTTACGATACTGTTCCATACGATTTAATAAGTGGCGGTTACGATTTTGGTGTTAGAAGCACAAACGGCTTTGATAGTTTTTATTACGATACTACAGTATGGGATTTTAACTATACAGAAAGACCTCCAAAAAAATTAAACAGATATTATCAGTTTACAGTTAGTGTTACTGACGGCGACACTATATCTAGAAGAACATTTAGAATATTTGTTGTTGGTGACGACTTCTTCCGTGCAGACAATACTGTATTGCAAGTAGGCACAGGAACATTTACAGCAGACAACACTAACCTAAGAACTCCTATATGGATTACTCCGTCAGACTTGGGTATTAAACGTGCTAACAATTACATAACAATACCTCTAGATATTATTGACACTAACTCGCAAGTAGGTTTTGTTAGTTATAGTTTAGAAAGTCTAAATGACGATAATACTTCTAGTATACTACCTCCGGGCATGGAGTTAGATTTATCTAATGGTGAAATTGCAGGGCGTGTACCTTATCAAGCAGAAGTTACAAAAACATATAAATTTACAATAAAAGCAACCCGCTTTACTCCTGACCAGATTGACGAAAACGTAAGCACTTCAAAAACATTTACCTTGCGTTTGCTAGGAGAAATTAATAGTGAAACTACTTGGATTACAGAGTCCGACCTAGGTACTATTAACACAAATATTATTAGTGTTCTTCGCGTTGAAGCAGAAACAAATGTTCCAAACAGTAGAGTACTATATAGTTTAGAAAGTGGAAGATTGCCTCCAGGGCTACAACTATCATTTGACGGCGAAATTGTAGGTAAAGTAAATGCATTTGGTCAAAATGTATATCGTAGTATCTGGCGTGGAGGACGCAATTATAAAGTAGGCGACATCGTAAAACACGACGGCCAACTATACACAACAGCAAGTGATCACCTAAGTACAAGTTCTAATGTTTTTGCAAATGATGCAGGTTTATGGATAGAATTTGATTACGATCGCTTTGGTCTTATTGTTTTTGACAATGACACATTAACTATCGACGGTGGCACTACAACTATTGATAGAGAATATCGCTTTACTGTAAATGCAGAAGATCAGTACAAATACAGTATTGCTAAGAAAGAATTTGTAATCAAAGTAAATGACCCTGACACTAGAAAATATAATAACTTATATCTAAAGCCTTTCTTGAAGCAAGATATTAGAAAAGAATATGCAGACTTTGTATCAGATCCAGAAATTTTTATACCTGAGTATATTTATAGACCACAGGATCCTAACTTTGGTGTACAACGTGAAATTAAAATGTTAGCGTATGCAGGTATTGAATCAGTTGACATTGAACAATTTGTTGCAGCAGCAGCAAAAAATCACAAAAGAAAACAATATAAAGTTGGAGAACTAAAAACAGCTATTGCTAATGTTCCGGGAACAAACGAAAGTGTATACGAAGTTATATACTTAGAAATAAACGACCCTGATGATACAGATGTTGGAAGAACTAGAAAAGAATTTAGAATAAGTACCGAAAATAAAATTACGTCTGACATTTCAAGCACAACTGTTGACAACTATTATTATGAATACGATGTACCGCCGCAGTTTATAATTCAAACACGTAATAGAAATTACACTGTAACATTTGGTAGCGAATTTACGTTGGAAACTAGAGACGACGGTGTACAAGGTATTAAATGGACCGAAGAGGGTTTTGCAGTAGATTCGAGAACCGAAGAAAATATATTAAAAATATTGTTAGGTCTAGGACCTGTATACACAAGACGTCCTCAATACGAAAATACTATTAAAACAGACAACATACAAATTGATGCTTCGCAAAGTTTAGACAATAAGCGTTACATAAGTAACCTAAATAATATGCGAGACAACATTAGAGAATTAGGAACAACCAACAGAGAGTTTGTTCCACTCTGGATGAGATCTTCTCAACCAGGAAGCGTTAACGAACTAGGATATACTCCTGCAATAGTTTTATGCTACTGTAAGCCAGGGACTAGTGAAATTGTACTAAGTGCTATTAAAAATAGCGGATTTGATTTCAGTAAGTTTAATTTAGATGTAGATAGATATCTTATGGACAGCACCAAAGAAACTAGCAACTCTAAATATATTCTATTCGCAAATTATAGACACAATGTATAATTACGATAAATAATTTTAGGAGATATTTACAATGGCCGATAGTACCGTAACTTTTACAAACATAGACGAAGAATTTCCTGTTGCAGGACAGGACAACGATTCTCAAGGTTTTAGAGACAACTTTAGAGAAATTAAAACTTCATTGCAGTCAGCAAATACTGAACTAAGCGAATTACTTACAAATTCTGCACGTTTAGATACTGCTAACGACTTTAATGGTAACCTTATAAACAATGCATCAACAAGAGCAGTAGCACAAACTGCCTATAACACAGGCAACATTAACCAAGATTCTACTATTGAATGGACAGATGGACTTTTCCAAAATGTTACAATTGATACAGATGTAACACTTATTCTAAGTGGATGGCCAGAAACTGGTAAACTAGGTAAAATGACTATGGCTATTAGAAGTGCTAATGTTGGTGATAGAATTACATGGGAAGCAGCAAACGGCGGATCAATTCGTGTAAGTAGTATTACATGGCCAAAGACCGGCAACCCAGAAACATTTATTCAAACAACAGAAACATATGGACCAACTACACCTGTGTTAATTGAAGCATGGACTTCAGATGGTGGACAAACTGTTTATCTAAATTACATGGGAACTTTTGAGGCTCTTTAATGTTTAACCCACTTGTAGATGATTTTAGCGTACTAACAGATTCCGAAGTCGAAGATAAGATTTCGGAATTAGGCCGTAAATATTTCCAATCACGCAATCCGCAAGTACAAGAACAAATCGCTACTATACTTGAAATGTACAAGCAAGAAGCTCGCTCAAGAAGAGAAATTGCTGCACAGAGACAAAGCGAACAAAATGGCGAAAATGGACTTGACAATCTCATAAATGTATCGTAAAATACATGTATGCTTATGAAAACAGACGAACTAGGTATTCCACGATTCTCTAACCGCGATCTTATCGATATGATCTATTCGGGTCATGCAGACAAAGTACATGTTGTGCTATGTAGCGAATCTGACGATGTAGATAAATTTAATGCTGCAATGGAAGAACAAGGTATGGATCCATTGCAAAAGTATATTCCATTAGATGTAGATCAAAAGACTTTTGACGGTGTATGTCAAGGTGAATGGTTTATGCCTGAAGAATATAAAAAGATTGACGTTAAGGATTACTTGCTAGAGCAACTACGCATCAAAGGCGGTTTTAAGGATCGTGCAAGAGCACAGGTTAGTAAGACTTGGTATCGTTGTTTAGAAGAACTAGACGCCTATGAAGCCCGTGATATGATTCCACTATTACAATATATGATCTATCTTGTAGAGTTTATGCGTAGTAATGACATTGTATGGGGTGTAGGACGTGGATCAAGTGTAGCAAGTTATGTGCTGTATTTGATAGGTGTGCATCGCATTGATTCAATCCAATATGACCTGGACTGGCGAGAGTTCTTGAGATAAGTAAGCATATAACAATTAGGAGGTACTATCATGGTACAAAAAATAAAAGGCGCTAAGATTTATAAAACAATGCAGGGTAAGCAAGTTGATATGGATTTGCTTAGAAAGCGTAACGAGATGACCCCAGCAGTAGGTAATGCTAAAATTAATGCTCGCGGTGACGAACTAGGACCAGGTGGCAAGGTTATTAGAAGTCGTGAAGATGTATTAAAGGATTATTATGAAAATGCTAATCCTCAGTTAGCAGACGAGCATCCAGTGAAAAGAAAAGAATTTATGCCACCTGAGCAGGCTGTTGCTGAAGAAGAGTGGGTAGAGGACGAAGACGGAAACTTTGTTAAAAAAGGTGAATAATGGCTATTAACATTAATACTATTAAAACTGAAAAAATAACTGCAATTGGAAATCGCGTATTAGTAACAGATATGCATTTTGGTGAACAAAAGACTGCAAGTGGTCTAATTATTGGTAACGACGACGGTAAGACAAGAGGCGTATATCCTCGATGGGGTAAAGTATATTCCAAAGGCCCAGATAACGACGACGAGTACAATGTAGGTGACTGGATTTTAGTAGAACACGGTCGGTGGACTCGAGGCATTGACATTGAAACACCAAATGATGGAGAAATTACTATTCGTATGGTAGAAGCAGAAAGTGTCCTTGCAATGTCAAACGAAAAACCAGATGGCATAACAATTGGTTCTGAATACAGTGACGGACAAGGTGTAGATATTCGTCCTGAAGACTTTGTGAGATAAGAGGATTAAATGACAAACCCATTCAAAGATATTGACACGTTTCACAAAGCGTGTGATCAAAAACCCAGCAGAAGCAACTACGATATGTATCTTAGTCTCATCGAAGAAGAGTACGAAGAACTTTGTGACGCTATTCGAGACAACGATCGTGTAGAACAGCTCGACGCACTTATTGACATTCTAGTTGTAACTATGGGTGCTATTCGCGCAGGCGGATTTGACGGCGAAGGCGCTTGGAAAGAAGTAATGGACACAAACTTTGCAAAGATCGATCCGGAGACAGGCAAAGTACGCAAGCGCGAAGACGGAAAAGTTCTCAAGCCAGAAGGCTGGAAAGCGCCTGAATTGGCACAATTTATTAAATAAACACTTGACTCCTATTAGTTTATGCGCTATAATTAGTGTAAATTAATAGGAGTTTTCTTTTGGCTACACATGCAACAATTGACTTAGAAACTATTGACACTCGTCCGCAATCTACTGTATTGAGTTTGGGTGCAGTAAAGTTTAATCCGTTTGATGATTCAGAACCCCATTCGGAAATGTACTTTAAAGTAAGTATTGACGATCAGGATCGTTTAGGACGTACATCAAGTGACGACACTATTGAGTGGTGGTCAAAACAAGATCCAAAGATTATGGAAGAAGCGTTTGACCAAGAAGGTGCTATTACAGTAGAAGAAGCACTAAGTAAAATTAATAAGTTTGTTGTTGGTGTAGACGTTCTATGGGGACAAGGTTATGGATTTGACTACACAATCATTGAAGATATGTATCGTTCGCTAGGCAAGCCTATTCCATACAACTTCTGGCAAGTACGTGATAGTCGCACACTGTTTAGTGTGT